ATGGCTAAAGACGATCGGGTAATGCGATTAGAAAGGCAAATCCAAAGAGATATTCCAGTTGCAAGAGATGCAATCAAAACTAATCTCGATGGTCGCATTCTGAAAGGCGGAAGATTGGCTCGCGTAGCCAAACAGCTGGGCTTTGAAAAGGGGACAGGGGAGAATGGAAAGCGTCCTTACGAAGGATTGCTCCGAGCAATGGAAGAGGAGCATAGAATTCAGCAGGCACAAGGTAGGGAAGTACCTTTAGGTGCAATCCATCAAAGATTTTTCGATGCTGCTCAAGATCTTGCGACTGGTCGTGATTCGGGATTGGATCGTCCACATTTGGGAACACCAGAAGCAAAGGGATTTGATTATTACAAAGATGAGGAGCAAGGTTTAGTAATTGGTCAAGAAGACAACGTTGCTGCTGACCAAGCGTTTGCAAACATTGAAGAAGCGAAGCAAGCTCGCGGCGGAAGGGTCTACAGGGAAGCACGTAGAGAGCGCTATCCAGAAGTATCAAGAGAGGAGCTTAGATTAGTCGGAGATGGCAGTAAATATTGGACAGAAGACAAACGAAATCAATGGAACCATGCAGTTGAATATCTGAGGGATGAAGAAGGATCATTAGTTGATTGGGATGGCAATCGTTTACCAAAAGGCGCAAAGCCGATTGAAGTAGATCGACGTAGAGCCTGGGGTGCTCCAAATATGGATGCCGATTTTGGCATGGAAGATGTAAAGCAAGATGCAAATATCATTGATGCTAGGGCAGTGAGAAGGACAGGCGTAGGTGTAAATTACGACGATCCTAATAATGTTTACATTGATGATGCGAATTACACACCACTGAAAGGCGCATCTCTCAGAAAACAAGTGTGGTCGCCACTTACTCGCGATGTGGTCATCGGTCGCAACATGACCAGCAGCAATGGCGAAATGCTCTGGCCGGCCAACCCTCAAACAGGGATGACTGCAGAAGACGCAATTTATGCTGAATACGGTGGACGCCAAGGTTTCAATGACACTCCCGGCGCTCCCGGCACAATCATTGAACCAGAGGCATCAAGAGTAAGTGGGATGGGACTTCGTCCAGCACACTCGTTGCACATAAATTCAGGACCTTGGCAGAACCCTGCAGTGACTGGCTTCTCGCCTATGAGCGCACCTGGCCAAAGAACGATTGAATTGTCGGGTGATACACCGATGGGTGGAATTCCTAGGCAAGCAGGCGGCGAAGTTATGAACTTCCGAGGAGCGGATGGAAGAGTTTATGACAACCGAACTGACATTTGGGAACCATATTGGTACGGCTCAGACTTTGAAAGAGGACTTGCTGCACAGACTGGGCAATCAGTTCAAATTAACAACATTGGCCAAAGAGTAAGAATTCCAAATCAGACCACCACTCGCTTCTACAAAGAGCGGGATGGTAACGGAAACATAATTCCAGGGGGAGGTTCCAAAGTTAAGCAGCCCGCTGTGATGAAAGAGGTTGTTGGATATGAGCCCATCCTGGTTCAAGCAGGAGATTGGAAAGGTGGTCGAGCATTACCAGCCCATCGCGCGGATCTGCCTTTGGTGGAGATTGAACACCCAAGAGATATTGTTAATGTCCCCGAAAGATCAATGGGAGGACCAGCAGCTGCAAACCATTTGGTTCATGCAGCCGATCGACTTGAGGCCGCACTGCTTGGACAGTTGGAAGGACAGCCAGCACTAATGGGTCAGGATCGTGTTGATGCAGCAAGAGTACTGAAAAGATTGCTGGACTCAATTGACCCAGGTCGCGTTGTCAAGTCAGAGAAGATGAGGAGATTGGCAGCAATTGCCGCCGATGAGGCAAGATTCCGTGGACCAGTTCAAGACATGCATATCGCCAGAGCAGCTGAACTTCAAGAAATTCAAGATGTTCAAGATCGTCAATTAGCAAGACTGCCCGATGTTCGTGACTTCACGCCAGTAACGAAAGGGTCTCCTGAAAGGAAGATGACCCCAGGTGTCAAGTTCTTCTCGGAAGCTTCACCCATGAATAGGGAAAGCTTGGAGAATCGGAGTCCATATCGCGGTGCAAGAGGGATGGCAGTTGCCGGTGTAGATGCTCTCGGACCAGTAGGAATTGGCGCTGAAGTAACCGCACCAGCACTTGGCATTCGTCAAGACCCTGCTGGCAACTTCAGTGTGTACGAAATTGAAACCTTCACACCTGATGATCTTCAGCCTGGTGCAGCACCAAAAAGGAATTCACTTGGCATGATCATCAGTGAAGGGAAGAGAGGACAGTACGAAGCGGGCAGCAATCGCGACGGCTACTCTTTTGTGCTTGAAAATATGATTGATGATTTCCAAAAAGACTCCCTCGACTTCCCTCAAGTTGAGATCGGTGGTTCCTTGAATGCGATCAATTCAAAAATTGCTGAATTGCGCAATTACCAAGGAACTGGTGTTAACAAACGAAAGTGGGCAACAATGCCTGAGATCGCACCCGTAAGGAATATCAATGATTTCGAAGTGGCGATGAACACAATGCTTGATCACGCGAAGGCAAACAGAATCCCAATCTTCGAACCGACTAAGACCAGAGGCCAATCGCGGGTGATTCAAAACCCAGGAATTAGTGATCTTCTCAACGATTCCTTCGACATTCGTCCCGCTGAAAAGACTAATTTAGCCAGGGCGTTGTTCCAAACTGATCAAGCTCAATTCAGCGTTGCTTCAGATTGGATGGATAAACCCACTCTTCCACGTGGTCTCAGCCCCGCAAGTGAGGCCGAGTGGCTGGACTTGGATGCTGCAAATACAGGAGGACCATTGAGAGGGACTGGCGGTGTGATTGATTTCGCTCAGAAGGCAAATTATTACAAAGACGGTGGAACATATAGAGTTGTTCCTCAAAAGCAATCATTCGCTTTGAGCAGGAAAGATGGAAAGATTTATGGCGGGTTTGAGAATGTTGACAACATTCAAAGAGGGATGACTTTCCATGCAGCTAATGTTGGCGACCAGGAAGCATTCGCTTCTGGAAGTCAACTTGGAAAAATGGAAGCGACCCTTGGTACATTCCAAAATGCGAACATAAAAGGATTGGCGGAACGTGATGAATGGGGTGACATTGTTTATGACGATTCTGGTCGCCAAGTGATTCTGAAAGGTAAGCGGGCCGTCGCTCCTTTGCTTCGTGATTTGAATTACGGTGCAGAGGCGAACTTGCTTGGTGCCGTCAGGGAAGAAGGACCAGCTCAACTGTATCGAGGAACCTTTGGATTAACTGGTGACGCAGAACGAGACCATTTTGAGAGATTGGTTGGTAAGCCTGAAGATCGCCCAGGCGCAATGGCAGCAAACCAAAGCTTCCAAGATTGGGACATTCCCGCACGACAAGAATTTATGGCAGCAAGGAATGCACCAGTATTAGCAGCAGCTGCTGATGAAATGATGGGTCTTCCTCGAGTGAACAGGAGCCCAATTGTGGTTCCAAACCAAGGTCGCGACCCTGAAGGTGGGTACAGAGATCTGCGTCAGCAAGCTGAGAACAACGTGTTGGATTCAATGAATGGAGGCGGCAGCGGAAGTGGTGGCGGAGGCGGAATGAACGGAACTAACCTTGGATCCGCACCGGGACGAGGACCAGGACCTGGATCTGGACCTGCTCGTGGTCGCGGTAATTGGGGAAGGAATGCAGCAATTGGTGCTGGAGTATTCGGTGGAGCAGCCCTGGGATTTAAGGCAATTTCGGATATGATTAACTCAGGTGAAGAGGAAAGGAGACGTGAAGAGGAGATGCAAGCATTAGGTCTTCGTTGAAAATAAAAAAAAAACAACCTCCCTCACCGTTAGGTGAGGGAGGAAGTGAACACTTGAGTTTTAATTTAAACAATCAGCAGCAAACCTGAGCCCCAAAGTTTTCCACCACCAACACCGTTAACAACGGCTTCAGTTAGTTTCTGAACATCGAGGACAGTTCCTTTCCCGACCAAGCAGAAATTGCTGTACCGAATCGATCGGGATTTACTCAAGATTGGAAGCTCTTTCGTGATCTCAAGATTAGTGACACGAAGCCCAGATTTGAGAAGCTTGTGTTTACCTTTCTCAATAATCGCCAAAGGTTTCGTAACATTTTTCCGTTTCCCAGTCTTTGAGCTTCGTTCTGTCGCGGCAAGATAATATTCAAAGGAGACTGTCTCTCCTTCGGCAAAATCAAGACCAATGGTGTCAAGAGGGACGGTCAGCGAATCAACGAAGTAGTCTCCCGATTCTTGAAGGAGGTTAATAACCTTTGGCTCAATCTTACTTTGGAGAATAAGTTCATGTGTGTCTGGCAATATGTTGAAAACCAGTGCCACCTCTTGCCTCGGGTGATCCCCTAACCCTCTTGGGAAAAGGGACATGAGCCGTTTGTGCATGAGGTCTCTGTCGTTGATATCAGCAATAACATCTGGTCTGTTTGTATTTAAATTTGCGTATGTACGAAAAGTCATGATTTAGTGAGTTGATGACCAATTTGGGCCTGAATTTCCAGCTGCAGTAATGGGCACTCTGAAGTTATAAAAGTCGCCAGCTTTGATAGCCGATGCTTCAAGTATGTTGATTACATCCTCAGCAATCTCGGGACGGCAACTGATTTGATTTTCGTCGTGCACGTATGCACAGGAAGTGAAATCAACTCCGTATTCGTATCTCTCATCAAGAGCATCTTGACTGATGACGACCCACCGCTTACTCAGCACCGCTCCTGCGCTTTGAAGTAAGTAATTCAGAGCTGCGTGTTCGGTTGTGCAAGCAATCGGTCTACCATCCAATCCAACAAACTTGCCCTTGGTTTTAACTGCAGTCTTGATTGCTGCAACCAATGGTTCAAGTCCAGGAATAGCATCAAGGAACTTTTGTCGCAAGTGCTTTCCCTTGGACAAAGCTTGAGGATCAGAAGCAGTTGGATAAAGAAGTTTTCCTAATTTGGTATCACCAGCGCCATAAATAAACGCATACGTGAGGGACTTCACGAGTGAACGTGAAACAGGAGCTTCATTAGTAGAAACTCGATCAGCATTTTGCTGGTGAACATCACCGTTGACAACAACCTCAGCAAAAGATCCTTGGTCATACGGCGCAAGGAAATGTCCTAAGCAGCGCAGCTCAAGGCCTTCAAGGTCAACTCCGACGAGCGTGTGACCTTCGTGTGGCACGAAGAGTTTCCGTGCCCAAGGAGCGCTCACAACCTGCCCAAGGTTGGGACCTCGGTGAGCATTTCTCCCCGTTTGTGTCGCGAGTGAGCAGCTGTGGTGGATGCAGCCATCATCCTCGACAGTCTTCAGCCAGGCATTAGCACCAGCAGATAACTGGCCCAACCATTTCTGAAGCTTGAGCAGCTTGGCAAATCGACGAGCTGACTTTCGTGCATCAGCGGAGTAAGAATGATCCTCGACAATTGCAGCGAGAATATCTTCATCGATTTTGGTTTGACCTGAATCGGTGGTTTTCTCAAACTGAACACCTAATTGCTTCAATGCCCAAGCGAGATGAACTCGACTTGTGCTGTTGAAAGGTTTGATTTCAGTGAAAGGGCAGCCAGCGAAATAACCCTTTGACTTGTTAGGTCTCTTCGGTGTCTTCACTTTGCCAGGAATTCCAAAGAAGCGACGGTCCATCCCTTCCTTTAGTTGTTCAAAGCGATGGCTTAAATGGTTTTGCACCTTTTGGGCAGCATCCAAGTCAAGCCTGAATCCTGATCTTTCTTGACGTGCCATTATTCTGGCAAGCCTCATTTCAAGATCGACGTAAGTTTTCTCAGGCATTCTCTTCAATCCTCCTCTGCAGCAGTTGATAAAGCTTTAGGTTTACAAACGTATCTTGAATACAATACTCAAGCATCTCTGGTGAATATGTGCTCCAATCGTTGCTCTCGCCAAAGTCTCCCTTTTGTTCTCCCAAGCGGAATCCCCAAGCTTTCAAGCTGTGGCTGCCGTACATCTTCTTAGGCATCCGATGTGGGCGTCTTTCAAAGTCCCGCTCGCTGATATTGGCGTAAAACAATCGGCTCAAGACGAGCGTGTCGAGCACCTTCTTCGGAGGTTTGAAGTTTGGAAATAATTCGAACAGAAGCTGCTCGTCATAACTGATAATGTTGTGGCCAATCAAACAATCTGCGGATCGCAGCAGCTCAATCGCATCTGGAATGTTGTTTTTGACTGTATCAAAAACTTGTGGTGTAGCGGTTTCATCAGCAGCGTCACGAATGACGATACAATGAATTTGAGAATCAACCCGTAAAAGTCCGGTCGATTCTATGTCGTAGAGCAAATCCATGTTTGAATCTCAAATATAGAATTTCAATCTCGACCACCATGTGGTCTGACAATAAATTACAGCAGCCCTCTTAGCCCATTGATGGGCAAGGAGTGAACGATGGACCCTGATTAAAAGGAGTGACCCCTGGACCCTGATTATCGGAGGACTGTGAATTTAAAGTTGTTAAAAAGGTCTGAAGCCTATTTCTAGGCAAGGAGAATGTTTTGGCCCCTGATTATTCAGAACTTTCAAACGGTCGGTTGGACTTACACTTAAAGCTGCCAACCAAACCTATGTAATCATGGCAATTCAGTGTCCAAACTTGAAATGTGTCTCTCGTTAATATCGACGGAAGGAATGCCAGAAGCGAGGGCAGGTGATTTACCACTATGGTATTTGCGGAAAAGCAAGTCGCAAGCTGCGATTATCTCGACGATACTCAATGGCGTCGAGTGAACCTTGTACCATTGAGAATTCAGGATGGTCGCAAGTCCTTGGTTGTACTCGGTGATTCCCATTCTTGTGAACTCAGTGGAGAAGATTGTCTCATAATCCCTCAATGATTTCTGCGGATTCCTCATGATGAGGAGTTTCTGCTTCTCGTCGTAGCGCCAGTAGAGCATGGTGTTCAGTTCGAATAACCGATCGCCGTTCCGCATTCGAGAGCACCAGCTCGCCATGTCTCGAACAGCCCGATCAATGAATTGCTTGAGTTCACTGAACATGAAAATGGACTGGTATCTCTTGATAATATTTACATCTTCGCGAGGGAGTGCGATCGCAACCACTTCATCAGAGGTAGGTGCGAATGAGTAATTCGTGAGGAAGGTGCTAGTGAGAGGAGTGCTTGACTTAGTTCTTGTTTTTGTCATTTGTTTCGTTAATAAGGTTGAGCCGCAGCTGTATCTATCCTAGGAAAAACCTAGTCAAGACGTGGAGTTTAGAAGTCAGAGAGCGCCTCGTGGGGCACTTCTTCATAGTCTCCTTCCTCGAGCATCTCGTAACTATCCAAAGGTTCGAGTGGTTTGACGACAACCCAGCGGTAGGGCTTCTTCTTGCTTCCTTTGATGCGCATCTGCTTCTTCTCGACAACTCCGTGAAACTTTTGCTTCAAGATTGAAGTGACTCGAGAATGGTGGGACTTGGTTCTTTGGGCAGGAGGAATATCAAGCACATTGAGAATGTCCTCGATGTCAAAGATGTCTCGCATTCGAATATACCTTTGAATGGTCGCTTCCCATGGATCAACGGCACAGTAATTGGATTGCCATTGATTTACTAGTTCACGTTCGGATGCAGTGAAGGCACGAAGCTCAACCTCTGAACCATCATATTGTTCGGAGAGGATATCCGCAGCAGCCCAAATCTTTTGACAAAGACCAGCAGCAAGTTCCTTCCAAGGGATTTCAAAATCCAAAGGAATTTGCAAAGGAAGATACCGTCGTTCACCACTTGAATCTTGGAAGATATCAATTTTGTTTGTGGTGCCGATCATCCCGAAGCGTCTTACCAGCTTGACTGGTTCAGGTGCGTAGGGTTTGCGGCAATTATCGATCTTGCTGGTGACAAGGTTCTTCATCTTCTCGATTGTCTTTCCAGTCATTTGACTGTCAATTTCTGGTAACTCAAGAAGGAAACCAACGTGGAGCAAGAAAGGTTCTCGCGAAAGCTTGTCGATTGATGCCGTGATTTGCTGACTTAAGTCTTGGTATTTCTCAGGAATTAAGGATATGCAAAGTTGGGACTTTCCGCAGCCTTGAGGTCCAATGAGAAGTGGCATCCACTGTGGGATTTCGCCAGGGTTCTTGGCTAGATAAGCCATGTTTACGAGGTATCGTTTGATGAAAACGTTTCTCAGTGTGACACCTTCAATCTTAGGTTCCTCAGGGAAGACACCGAGAAGATATTCTCCGATTGTGGCAAGGTATTCATCAGCCTCTTCGAGTGTCATGGATGGGAAAGCCTTTCGGCATTCCCGAATCATTTCTGCTTGAGGTTCGTACCGATTCTCTCTAGCTTGATATTTGAAGAGGGCTTTCGCTTTTTCACAGCTCAGTGTTCGTCCGTGCTCTACGGAAATCACGGTTGAGAGTAAGTTCAGATCTTCCCCTTGTGTTTGATACCACTCGAGCTTGTTCGTTTTCGGATTGAGCTTTAAGTATTCATAAGCATCCAGCATCATATTGTGGCGTAAGCCAGGGAAGAAGACCTTGAAGTGCTCAAGCTCCTCTTTGTCGCGTTGTGCTGATTGATCTTTTGATCCCTTCGGTCGTCCTCTTTTGTTCTTAAGGGAGGCTTGAGATGCGTCGTTAAAAGCACAGAACTCAAGCAGTGTGAACTTCTCAATGAAGGGGAATTGCAAGCAAGCTTTGGCAATTTTCTCCCTTAGTTCTTGACTTGGAATGGCATCGGAGAGGACTGGAATTGAGGAACGGTCGAATGGCAGTTCGGTGTTCTCCTGAACAATCTTAATGGAAGCACGAAGGATTGATTCGAGTTTTTTATCTTCAGCTTCGATAACATCATTCAGGAGATCCTCTAAGTTTTTAGTGATATGAGCGGGCATGGGGTGGCTTCAAGGAACTATTTGTAAGACAATGTCTTAAGTATTAGTGTAACAACATTGTCTGACAATTGGTGGACTAAGTGATGAGCTTTTTCGGGACACAGTTCATGTGTTCAGCAAGGATTGCGTCTAACGAAATAACGGGTACGGCAAATCTAGGGCCATAACTTAATTCAGCTGGTAGCTTCCGACTCCATTCAGGGTCTTGTGCTTTAGCAATTCCATAAATGGTTGCTGGTCCAGATCTTTGTCCTAACCCTCTCCATTTGTGAGCAGCGTCAAGGTTCGCAGGTTTGTCACCGTGATGACCACGGGAAACCCAATCCACCCAAGCATCTTCGATTGCTTCGCCGATTGCTGCACAACCTGCTGTAATTGGTACATAAATTTCATTGTATTCACCATCTTCGGAAGGATTGATGAAATTGTTTAGCAGCCAAATGCAGCGATTGATATCGAGCTTAGTAATACTATTATCACCGGTTAATTCATACACAGGTTCTGGTGGTATCTCAATTGAAGTAACAACATCAGCAGGGACGTGAGCATCTTTATTGAAGAGGACTTCAGCTTGACGATTGCCATACCAAAGACGCTCAGGCTTCTTGCCGCAATCATCTTCAAACTGAGGGAGTGAAAGATCGGATGCAAGTTGCTTAGCAATCCAGTTGTAGATTGCTTTGTGCTCCCAAATTGTTGTTAATGGAATGCCATCCAATGGGAAGACAGCCCTGAAGCGGTGAAGCTCGGGTGTGCTACTTGCTGATGTATAAGTCATCACGCACCACTTTCTAGCAGTGGGTGTATCCCAGAAATCATCAAGCTGGCAATCACCATCGAAGTCAAAGACAACAACGTTGCTTCCAATTGAATTCGCTTCTGCTCTTCTACCGTTTTCAAAATGGGTGGCGCACCAACCGTATCCTTTTCTGATCCATTCAGCCAATTCCTCGGGAGTCAGCCAAGTATTGTTCCAGCCACGTGAAACTAAATGTGGCTTAGTCTTGTCAACGCAATTCGAATGCGTCGAGCATTTAATCTTAAACATTTGTATCACCATGGTGAGTTTTAATGATGCAGATCGCCGTGACAATTCACATCTTATTTCGACCCTCGAAAGGGCCAGAGCATGAACATCAAAAAATGAAATCCATGTTTGTGTTCCAGTTTAACTTGAAAACTAATCCAAAATAGACCACCTTGAGACCATCGACCTAACCCAAGAGTATGGACTTACACAGCAATGCTGATGCCACTCTTGTTAAAAAGAGTTTTCAGGTCTCACGTATGATCCGCCCAGTGCTGGATACTGCTCTTCTTTAGGAAGAGGCTCCATTTGAGTAGTGATCATGAATTCAAACCTAGTTGAATTCTCGTATTTAATTCGAACGAGTTTGGCTCTTGGCTTGTAGTATTCAGGCTTGCCTACAACGAGTGCAGTCATGTCATTTGAATTGACCTTCACTCGCAGACCTATTTTGATATCTTTGTGATCCATTTTAATAAATATAATTTAATCGTCTTATCTGATTTAGAAATCAGATAGTGCTACTGAGGCTTGATCAATCAATCCTTCGGTTGACATTTTGGAAGCACTTGATTCAGTTTCTTCAAAGGAATCAGCGAGTTGTGCAACCATGCTCACCGCTTTCGGTCTGCGTCCACCCTTGCGAGCCTTGACTCTTTCGGTGGCTTGAAGGAAGGTGGCATAAGCTTTAATCTTGTCAAAGCTGACATCACCGAATGTTCCCGCCTGCCGAAGCAAGTTCGCCATGAAGTAAACCTCTTGGTTCTCTTCGACGGTTAAGCAAACTTGATCAGTCTTACCAACGGATTCGCCGATCAGCTGAAGGCGGCTGCTGTACTTCCCCTCTTCTTTCAAAGATTCGGTCCCTGAAGAAACCAAGATCTCAGCTTTACGCTTAGTCTTGTCTTCAAATTCAGTGGTGGGTGTAGCGAAGCCTGACCCAAAGATGACCGCTTGTTCAGGATCAATTTTGGTATCGGCTCTCAAGCGACGAGCGGAGCCAACATAAAGAATTACCTTTGGCGGTTTAGTGATTTCTTGTGAATCATTCTTATTAGCAAGCACGGGTTGAAGAATTCCGGTAGCAAGAACGCGAATGGCGTTGCCATCCTTTGTCTTGTCCGAAAGTGCTTTAAGGAATTTACCCACTTCTGTGTCTCGGTCCACGGTCATGACCACGGGAATGCCGGGGGTACAGGTGGTGTTAACGCCTTTAATTTCGAAGACATCTACACCATCGGGGGTGGTTGATTCTTCTGCTGGCGCAAGTATTGCTGCTGAAATTGTTGAGAAAAAAGCCATAGTTAGAAAATGATATTGAGAAGCTCGTAAGCTTGCCTGACTTGTCAGACAATTTGAGTTTAACTAAATTGACATTGAAACGTGGGCTTGATTGAAACTCTCTTAAGAGAATCATCAAACCTATGTAATCATGGCAATTCAGTGTCCAAACTTAAAATTTGGAAAACTTGTCAGCATTTTCTAATATGGCAGCTTTAAACTCGAGACCTCTTAGCCCATTGCTGGGCAAGGAGTGATCAATGGACCCTGATTAAAAGGAGTAACTCTTGGACCCTGATTATCGGAGGACTGTGAATTTAAAGGTCTGAAGTCTATTTCTAGACAAGGTGTGGTAATTGGCCCCTGATTAAAAGGAGTAACATTGGCACCTGATTATTCAGAACTTGGAACGGCGATTGGACTTACGCTTTTAAGCAGCCAATAAGATTAAGCAACGTCAGAAACAAGATCAGCCATCGTCTTGACCTGATCTTCAGTGTGAGGCACAGCCTTATCTCCAATGGTGGAGGGGCCTACAGGAACACCTGCACCAATCTTGGTGGCATATTCGGGATGGTGCTTGGATACAACATTCAAGAAAGCATTTGAATACACTGGATGAATTCGGGCACGGGCGGAACTGTATTGAGCCATCTCGTGCTCCAGTCCAATCAATCGGAAATCATTTAGATTGACTTGCTGCTGAAGCTTGTGATTATTCAGAATAACGTCATTAGTTGGCAGGAGGATTGCATCAGCACAGCCTCGACCGAAGCTCAATTGACGAGTGCGAACGTGTCCAATTAGTGAGCTGTCTCTGGCAATCAATCCAAGGACACTATCAAGTTGTTGGAGTGAGGACGGTTTACCGTACACCCATGATGAGCCGAGCAGTCCGACGATCCAATCGCAAAGCGGAGTCTTGATATCAGTTCCATTCTTAATGATTGAAAGGACTTCACGCTTCATTTCAGTCAAGAATTTGCATTCAATTCGATGACCGCTAAGGCTGAATGACGAACCGATGTGCCCAGCGTAAACTCGGCTTCTAGGTAGTAGTAAATCGCCAGGAAGGGTACACAAGGTTGATGGGTGATCAAACGGTAAGCCAAGTATCAGCACTCGCTCCAGCCGATCGGTGAGGTCTCTTGCTTTGGTGTGAAGAGTCTCAAGTTCCTTGGTAGTTGATACAGCACGGAAGATTGGTGAGCCAGCAATTCCCGACAATTGGAGAGCATTCTTATTTGAAGCAATTGGCGAAAAGGGGACGCCAATCGCCGAGAAATAAGTTTGCCAGTCGTGAATTGCAGTCATGATTTTATCGATCGCGGGGAGTGATTAAGTCCCGATTTCTTTTATGTTAGCTAAGCATTGAGCTTTTTATGGGAAAGTCTCCCCTATAAGTTCTGGATGAAAGGATTAAGTAATCCTCCTCGTCAATGAACGGGGACGTGAATGTGATGAAAGGAACCGCTTTCCTTTCTGTGCTCGCTTTGGTGGAGTAATTCCCAACTCCTAATGCTCTTCTCCTTGTTGTTCTGCTGCAGGAGAATGTTTCTTCCATTCTAACCTTCTCCTCAAGTTGAAGCCCAAGCACAAGGCTGAACTTCTCGGTAATCTCTTTAGCAAGCAATCGAGCACCGAGGGTGTTACTTCCCATTAAATCCTTGATCGCAATGAGCTGAGCGGCGAAAGTCCTCTTCTCAGCAATCAAAGGCTTGGCCTCTGGTGATAGCCAAACAGCAAGAGCAGCACGAGCTTCATCACTGAGTTCTTGACAAGCATTATCAAACAAGAACTGAAGATAATTCTGATCAATCAATGGAACTGAAGACTTGTCGAGCAGCGAAGGATCCTTATCAACTGAATCATCGAGAGAGTTAACTCTCATCGAATTTTCAGTAGTACCCAACTCAAGCTTTTGGCAATGATTTCTGATGAAGTTCTTGACAGTAAGCTTGATATGGTTGATCAGCAAGCCAGGGGTGTAAGACTTGGCAAGCATTGTTTGAACAACGCTTTGAGCAGCAGTCTTCCCTCCTCGACCTGCACCATCTGCTGGAGTAGGAGCAATTAGTTTGAGGCAAATTTCATCAGCAAGTTCATCACGCTTCGGCAAGAACAAGCGATTTACATCCACTAAGGTAGTGATGGCATGAGCACGGCCATATGTGAATACGAATAATCGAGTAACAACATTCAGCAAGCTTCCGAACTTGGAATCATCAATGTCATTTTGAGCAATCAACCCTCTTGAATCTTTGAGATGCTCAAGCTCATCCTGAGTCTTTCTGACCAAGCAGTTGAAATGATTGACGGTGAATTTATCACAGCTGCGGTTTACTTGACGACGGAGGGCATTCGTGAAAGTTCGCTGATTTGAGAAGGGCTTGTCCTTGGAAGTATCTCGATCTTCATCATTCTCAACCTCGACAATTATTTCAGTGAGAATTTCGCCTAACCGTTTTCTTCGTTGTGCTGTTGTCTTAAGTTGTTGTTGGATTTCTTGGATTGGCATTTTTGGGGATATTAAAATTCGAATTCGGGGAAAGTTTCAACTTCTTGGTAATGAGCACCTTCGGTCCTATCGGGAAACATTTGATTGAGAGAATCCTGGCGTTCGAGAACGCCACTTTCGAGGCTGAGTTCTCTGGCTTTGAATTCTTCGTCAACTTGTTCCTGGGTTTTGATTACTCTGGGTACAACCTTAAGTGCTTCAATAATTCGAGAAGTGTCAACTTTCTTTTCCATGATTATTAGTCCTACACTGTTGCTTATGATTTCGGGTAACGCGAATGCGAAACCTATGTAATCATGGCAATTCAGTGTCCAAACTTAAAATCGTGGACAGATTGTGTAAGCGTTCCTTAACAATGAACGCGGCAATAAATTTAACAGTCCTCTTAGCCCATTGATGAGCAAGGAGTGGTAGTTGGACCCTGATTAAAAGGAGTGAAGGGTGGACCCTGATTATCGGAGGACTGCTGAATTTAAAGTTGTTCTCAAGTGCTGAAGTCTATTTCTAGACAAGGAGTGATATCTGGACCCTGATTAAAAGGAGTGGTATGTGGACCCTGATTATTCAGAACTTGGAACGGCGATTGGACTTACACCTAAGGATGCCAATCAAGTGGTGGACTAGGAAGTCAAGGAAAGTTCGAAGTTGTTTTCATAAAACTCTTCAGTGACATTTAGCCTGAATTCCTCAGGAATGACTCCAGAATCACGCAAGTATTTTGAGTAATCCTCGAACATATCGTCGTGGGAATCCGGGTGGACGTACATGTTTCGTGAGTTCACATACGTATCGTGAAGCATCTCGTGTTCAGACACTGGCACCTCAAGCAGGAGAACCAGCTACTTCGACGGCTTGCTCATGAGGAATGATCTGATTGATCTTCACTTGAGCTTGGTTAGCCGCATTTCTCAGTTCAGTTTGCTGAGACTCGTCGAGTGCTTCCCAGAATGTGTGGAAGATTCGAGTAGCCATAAAGCCACCACCAACGATTCCAAGCAGTGTCAGAGGTCCTGACAGCCAAGGGAGAAGCGTAACCAAAGCAGAGGCCACAAGCATTGTGAACGCACTTGAACGACCAGCATCAAGTGCAGTCGTAGCAATGAGTTTCATCTGCTGACCCCTGTTAATCTCGCCAGCCTTTCTTGCTGCTTCTGACTTAAGCAGTGTGAGAATTGCTTGATAAGCTGAATAAATCAGCACACCACCGAGGGTACTTTCAGCAGTAGCTTCGAAGAATCCAGCTTCGGCACCACTGTAATTCACGTCGAGTGCGGCCAAAGTACCAATGGGTACTGCTTCAAGGCCGACTTGGGGAATCACGTATTTTCTAGATACAACAACCTTGTCGTTAAACTTTTCAGTCATGTTTTGTTTTTCAAATGAATATGAGCAGCCTGGTGCTTCCACCAAACTTAATCTTAGGCTTGGATTGCGTTAGTGTCAAGCAATCCTGTGTTGAAAATGAAGCTTGAAGTCTATTTCTAGACAAGGAGTGAGCATTGGACCCTGATTAAAAGGAGTGATAATTGGACCCTGATTATTCAAGCTTCAGTAGTGGACTTACATCTGAAGGAATGCCACTAGGTTTTTAAGCCGGTGAGGTTTCGTAATGACGAACAACTAAATTTCGGAGAATGTTCCACACATCTCGAGTGGTCTTATCAACGTGAGCCCTTGCTGCTCTGAATTCCCCTCTTCTCTCCTCCTCGATTTGATTATGGTGAGAAGCGCGTTTCCGATAAGGATCGCCGGGAACTTTTGAGAAGGTGCTCAAAGACACTCTCATATCATGCTTGTAACTGGCAGCAGCTACTCCGGCTTTGCGATGGCTGGCTTGAACACCGAGGAGATTGTCCTTGACGTATTTCCAGAAAGGTAGTTTTTGAATGTCCTTCCTTAACCGGGGCTGACCGTTTGGCCGCATCATCGTTGCAACGAGAGGGAAGAGTCGAGCCAAGTTGACGTGAATGGTTTCCTTAGGTTTACCTTTGTAGGTGACTCGCAGGCCAATCGCTTCAGCTTGCTCTTCAGTAAGAAGGTTTACAAGATCCTTTTTAATGGATTCAATGAACTTGTTAATTTCATTGTCCAAGCCGTAAGCCGCTTTCTTGCTGACGAGAATATCTCGATTGAGTTCCTCTCGAAGCTCAGCCAATGGTTTGGACTTCTGCTGATGCTGCTCCGTGCTGATTGGAACAAACCTTCGCAGTTGTTCGAGAGAGCATTCGGGTTTTGATTTGATGTATTCAGAGATGCAGTAGCAATCCCAGAAATCGTCTTTGTAGTAAGGGTTGTCTTTAGTTTTTACTTTGAATTCTTGAGGAACAAGTTCCTCGGAAATGTTAGAACGAGCGTGCTGGCTAACATCTTGATTGGTCATCCAAAGGTAAACACCAAGTTCCTTTGCTTTAGCTTCTAATCTTTGAAGTTCTTCAAATTCAAAGACGTGTGAAAGACTTAAGTCATTTCTTGCACGGTGGTGAGCTTCTTCTCCTATCAAGGCAAATCCCTGTTGGAGACCAGGGACTTCCAAGTTTAGGAACTCTTCTTTCGTGATTTTCGCAAATTCACCAGTGAGTGAATTTCTGAGGGTGATGGCATTTTTACCACCATCCCAAACAACGAATGAGTTTGACTCAATCGCTTTTTTGAGAATATCTCTGGCTTTTGTTCGCTCAACTCGAAGTTGAATTCGATATTGCCGTTGTTCTTCTTGGGTACGCATTCTTGTTTTTCTTCGTTTGAATTATTAATTAACCTCTTCAAGCCAGGCTGCTATTGCTAGCAAAGGAGTGAGCGTTGGATCCTGATTAAAAGGATTGATACTTGGACCCTGATTAACCTGGCAAGATCTACAGGTTTATCAGAAGACGTAAGTAACGCCAAGCTTGGTGTGAACATTCAAGGAATCAGTAGAAAATTCCTTGTCATTAGTAGCAGCTGCCACTTCACCGTAAACACCGAGGTGGTCAGTTATCCCAACTACACCACCGACTTTTGCGGAATACTCCATTTGAGTTTCCGAGTCTTTGATATGGCGAATCTGCGGTCCACCTTGGATATAAACATCGACTGAATCGCTCAGCTCAGCTTGGTATCCAACGTGAAGGTCAGTAGCTCCACCGAAGAACTCATTATCGTAGAAACCACTGTTGTTCTCTACGTTTACGTAAGGAGCAGCAAAGGCAGAACTGGCAGTGAGGCAGCCGAGTGCACAAGCAGCACCAACTTTTGAAAGAATAGAAATCATTTTTGTTAAATATAAATTAGCAATTTTTGGAACGAGTGGCCTTACGCACCCTCAATCAGGGAAAAGGCTGCCGCCACTAATTCATTATGCAGAGAGCTTATCTCTGATCTCAAGCGCGAAAGCTTCAACAGCTTCGACTTGAGTGTTATCAGCACGAGCTTCGCGCAGCAGTGCAGTCCCTTCTTCGTTCTTGATGAGCCGGCCATCAGAGAAGATTGAGAGGAAAGTTACTCCGCGATTTCCGACCTTACCAGAAAGTCCGATCTCGTTCTTGAGTTGCTCAGGAGTGAGCCCAGCGAGGCCTGAAGCCATGCAGAGAGCAGCGTAGGTCTTAGCCCCCATACTCAGTGTCACAGGTGATCCACCAGCAGTTTCGAAGTCAACCATCAGCTTCACAGCACGAAGGCGCTCGTCCTCAGGGTTACGAACGACGGTGCGAATGTCGGTGACTTTTGCTTGAAAGCGATTGGTTGGTACATAAGAACGAGCTTCGTTCTCTGAATCCCACTGATAGAAAGGAAGTCCTTCTTTCTCTTCGCCACCTACATAGATGATAGGAGCGGAGGGAGTTGTGCTGAAGCCAGGTGGCAGTGGCTGTACAGTGACAGTCATCTTGCGATCAGTAGCCTCAGTCTCTTGTACGGCAAGAGTAGAGAGGGTAGCGGTTGCAGCAGCAGGAGCTTCGATTGTTTTTGGCATTTGTTTTTCCTTTTGTGTTTTCTTATGTGTTGACATTTGGGGACTTATATCTTTAGTGAACGCCCAGGCAATTCGATGCGATTGCATCAGTGGAATAATTATTTATTCCATAAAGTTCAACCAGCGGAGCTATGCTCCGCCGGCTGTTTGGCTTTTACAGTGAGAAACGTTCTCGACGTTTTCAGCGGTTGGACTTACGACTAGAGCTGCCAACCAAACCTATGTAATCATGGCAATTCAGTGTCCAAACTTAAAATTAAACTAGTCGGACTTGCATTCCCTCATTGATAACTGGTTCAATCTCGTTCATGTCTAGTTCGAGCGTGTACCACTTGTCATACTCCATGGACCTGTAGATGAAGTTGCGGATGTGATCTGCCAATCGAGTGGCTACTTCGAATGTAGTAGTGATCTTATCTTTGAGAGGCTTGAGGCTTATTGGTGAATCAATCACTTTCGCATTCAAGGACATAAGAAAAAGATTGAGCTCGTACTGCGTTTCAAAGAAATCTTCGTCAGCTTCACCTTCGGTATTGAAGAGGGTGAGGGTTACCAACAAACTTTTATCCATTGCATGCCCCCTCTCCAGTGAACTCTTTCAAATAAAAATTGAAAGCTTCTGCGACCGATTGAAGTTTGACAAGATCAGCGGTATTTTTAAGGACGCAGCCAGGGCAGATGTGGTCATCTTCAGTTTGAAGTGATGCAGTAAGGAAGTTTCCTTCAATGTCAATCATTCTTGACAAGACCTTGCTGGTCAGTCCAACAAGAAAGCTTAGTTCAGTAGAAGGGTCTTCTTCATTTTTGTGGGAATCCAGAAACTCGACAACTCTTTGTTGAGTTAGTTTATCTCTGAATTCATTGATATTTTCGGGGAGGGAAGTAGTCATAGGAATCAATCTCGCTTTTCGCGGATGCGCATTGTTTTAACTTGTGCTTCTCTAGTAAATTGAGCAGCAATTTCGGGGTACTCCTGCTTGAGCTTGGCTGTATCCAAGCTTCTCCGAGTGCTGAAGGAGACTGAAGCAACCATATGCCCAGCTTCCGCTGAGCAATAATCTCCGAGAGTTTCCTTAATTTGTGATTTAAGGATCTTCTCTTCCTTATCAATGTGTGACTTCTTAATTCGAAGTTCTTCCAGTTCCTGAAGCTTGGCTTCCCAAGTTGGATCGGTGAGCTTAAGAATGCATCCGTTGTTCGGAGCAACCTGTCGCTTACCGAGGTTTTCTGGTGGCTCTTCTTTGCGTTCGACGTATCCCCAGAAGCTGTCAACCCGATTACGGATTTCTTCTTGAAGGGTGGGTGAAGCAACTACTCGCCACGAAGCAAAGCGTTGACCGCCGAAAACACAAGCCAAGTAACCGTAGTCAAATCCAGCGACCATCATTTGATACTGAAGTTGAAGCAGGTATCCGATTGATGGCCCACCAACTCGATATTCGGAGTAGCGACCCTCATGTAAATTCTTGAGTTCGAGTGCAGCAACAGGAGTTCCGTCCTCGATTATGACTCGGTCAAGGGAAGCTCGATAGTATGGCTTCTCTCCAACCATGATCATTTGTTCAGGTGGAGCAACTTCTTCTCCAGTTCTTCTTGCAAACTCAGCAGCAACCACTGGCTCCATTGTGTGCCCGAAATGGAAGAGCTCAGTACCAGGTTCGTAACTGCATCCATAAACCTTCTCGTGCCAAAGCTCTTGAAGAGTTTGCCAAGGAGAAAGTCCAAAAAGCACAGCGATTTCTGAAGCACCAACGCCAAGTCTTCGCTCTTCCATCCATTTTCGAATCTCGGGATCATTGACTCGGTCATCTGAATAAGGGAGCTTCATCGGATGCGCCCGCAGTTTTAAGTCAGGAGCTGCTTCCGAATCAATGACTTTTTCACCGAAGGTTACCGCTGGTGGATTTTCAATCTCTTGTTCAAGTTGTTCCTTAACAGTTTGGCCGGTGAAGATATTAATTTCTGAAATTGTTGAAGTCATGGTTTTTTCAATAGGTGTCATTTTGATTTAATTTCTTTTCGAGTTCTTCAATCTTTTCTTGAAGAACAAGCTTGGTTTGCACTTGCTCAATCAGTGCGTCTTCTAGAGCAAGGCAATATTTATTAAGAAGGTGAGGAGCTTCGATTCCGAAGTGCTCGAGGACTTCAAGTGTCTCAGTCGAAAGTGCGCTCAGCGGAATATCAGTTGTTAATTTTTCATCTTTACCTTCGGGTTTTTCTGGGAATTGGGCCATGGGTGATTACCAAAGTTGGTTTTTATTAAAGAATCGGGAAGTGTTGCTGATCCCCGTATTGGAGGGCGTTTCTATGACTGCATCTGGAAAGAGGTCAGTGAGTTGCTCCGCTAATGCAGTCGGGTCAAGGAGGTCAGTCCAGTCTAATCGTGTTAACTGATTTGGCAGCAGAGAGGTAACAGAAACTTGGTCAACACAGTCGTCAAACTCTCGTTTGAGGAATTGAAAGATTTGATCATGGTCTTCAGGCTGGTAAAGGATTTGTAAAAAGTTCATAGTGATATCAATAAATTTAACAGTCCTCTTAGCCCATTGCTGGACAAGGAGTGAGATATGGACCCTGATTAAAAGGAGTGATAGGTGGACCCTGATTATCGGAGGACTGTGAATTTAAAGGTGTTCAAAGTGCTGAAGTCTATTTCTAGACAAGGAGTGAGGACTGGACCCTGATTAAAAGGAGTGAAAGTTGGACCCTGATTATTCAGAACTAGCAAACGGTTGGTTGGACTTACACGGTAAGGACGCCAACTAAACCTATGTAATCATGGCAATTCAGTGTCCAAACTTAAAATCAGAAGTCATCAAGTTTGCGTTTCGTAACTTTTGAATCCTCAGGAGGTTTCCAAAGTCGAACCGATCTTCCGTTTCGAGAAGTTTGAACTCGACGCCATCCAAGCTGGGTGAGAATCGAAGCAACTCGGCGTGAATCCCTAGTCGAGACGGACTGCCCAGTGAAGTTCAGACCGTTAATAAGGACTTCAGTAATATTAACTTCGCTCTTACCATCGAGGTAGTCAGTGACAAGCATTTCCCAAGGATCGACGACTGCAAACTGGTTGATATAACCAGCTAATTCAGCAATCTCACCAGAGGTCACTTCCCACTTGACGCCCTTTTGGTATTCATCAACAGCACGTTTCCAAAGCCGGTTCCTGAATTGAGGGAGAGTTCTCCAAGGAGTTTCAAATCCTCTCGGCACCTCCAAAGGAATGAACCTTCGGTTGCCAGTCGAGTCGACCAGGAACTCATTTCGGTTACTGGTGCCAGCAATCACAAAGGATCTTGGCAAGGAAACAGGAAGGGACTGATAGGGGAGACGTGTCTCGTCAGTTCGAGTGGTGATCAGGTTTTTGAAGTATTCAATATTCTTGATTGAAAAGAAATTGTCAACTTCTGGTAACTCAATTAACCAACTAACGTGCAGTCTGTAAATTTCCTTATTGAGGATTTCCATACTGCTAGTGATCTCTGCGAAGAGATTGTCGGGAACAAGCTCACGAATCAGCTGAGACTTCCCGCAGCCCTGTGCACCAATGAGAATAGGTATCCAAGACATTGAACAACCCGGCTCATAAGCACGCGCCACAGCCCCAATGAGAAACCTCTGAAGGACCCTTGTGGCAATTGGCAAGTCTGATCCAATAAGAAGTTTCCCAAGCGAATCCCATTCTGGAAAATCTTCGGTTGAGTAGCAACATTCCATCAAATAACGACGGATCGGGCAGAACGCAGAAGACTTAGCAGCATATTTAACAGCTGCCTTTATCCGTGATTCGGGAATATAAACGTTTTTCTCGACCGCCAATTTAACGCAAAGCAAGTCAAGGTCATCTCCAGCGAGAACAGTGGGAGTGGTTCTCGGACCATATTCCATTTTGGAAGTCAGCTTGTTGTACCGAAGATCGGGAAGTACATCGGTAAGAAGCGTGATATCAGCTTGACGTTCTTGAATTTGGCGAGACTGTGCCTGTGAATTCGCAGCAACAGGTGTTGAATCTTCTGCTGGTGTCGGCTCAAGATCAATGAAATCGGGAGTGGTGGTCATAAAAATATTTTCAGGTTTTCATCAGTTTAACTAAAATTAATTAAAGGTGGGGAAATAAGCGTGGCTTAGATATCAATAAACTCGGCAGTCCTCGAAGTCTATTTCTAGACAAGGAGTGAGAAGTGGACCCTGATTAAAAGGAGTGATAAGTGGACCCTGATTATTCAAGGACTGTGAATTTAAAGTTGTTCTCAAGTTCTGAAGTCTATTTCTAGACAAGGAGTGATAGTTGGACCCTGATTAAAAGGAGTGGTCTGTGGACCCTGATTATTCAGAACTGAGAACTGTCGGTTGGACTTATACCTAAGGATGCCAACCAAACCTATGTAATCATGGCAATTCAGTGTCCAAACTTAAAATCAAAGGTCATCGCGGTCACGAAACCCTAGAAAAACTGGGTGCCGAGGTGCAGTCTTCACACCAAAGTCAAAGTACTTAAACTTGACCAGCTTGCCCTTCAGCAGTTCCTGAGAAGACCAGAAATCCGTCCGTTGCTCGTGTGTCAATCCAGTTCCAATTTTAAAGACGATCGTCGGATCTTCGAGTGATTGAACTACGAAAGCGCCAAGCATGCCGCTGGCTCGCTTGTTCTCTTTATGAGAACTACGTTCAGTATGACCGAGTGCGTTGGTGCTTGCTTCATTATCATTGTGCATCAATTCTTCGAAGCCAATGATTAATGCTTCCGCGTCGGAAAAGGATTTAATCTTTAATAAGGTCCCTTCCCTCGCAGTCGATCTGCCGAATTTGTAAGTACCATTGAGGCTTCGAACCATTGTCCCTTCGTGACCATCAGCCAAGTGCTGCTGACAGACTTGGCTCAGAACATCACGCTCGAAAACGTAGTCTGGTAACAGAAGCTTGCATTGGGATGGAAGAATGCCTGAAGCATGAAGTTCGCGAAGCTGAGCAATTCGATCGGTGTAACAGGGCACATGGTCAAGTGATTCGTCTAAGTAGTCAAAAATTAAATACTCCCATTCGGTGTCCGATTCGGAAGCCATGACAGCAGTTGTCGATTGCTGGAAGTTGCCTCCTGCAGCTACAAGTTCTCCGTCGAGGGTTGAAGGAAGACCGGTCAGTGCTTCTCGAATATGCTTATTTCGAATTGGCTTGAGGGTCCGAGAAACGGGAATGCCGTCACGGATTAAGCAGCGAATCCCATCAATTTTTGGAGTAACACCAACTGGATATTCAAGTGCAAGTAAATCGTCGCACTTCCCAGCTAATAATGGTTTGAAAGGCTTTTCAGTTTTTGTAGTCATTTAATTTGCTCCTGCAAGTGCTAGTGAAAACATTGGTGCACTGATCTGGTCAAGGACAAGTGGTTCATCTGTTTCTGTAATTGAGAGCTCAACGTCCGTCATAAATCGTTTGCACAATTTCAAGAACTCTTCGTCAGTCCCTTCGAACTCGTCATAAACTTCCCAAAACTCAAGTGCTGGTCTGGCTAGACCGTCAAGGTAGTGGTAGGGGTCATCATCATTGTGAATAAACCAATCTGGGTCTGAATAATCTTCCCCGAAAATCAGCTGAAGAGATTCTTCGGCACTGACGCCAAATGCGGCGAAGTTCAAGTCAAAGAGAAGTTGATCCTCAATGCAGGCAACACTTGTGTGCTTAGCGGAAGTAAGAGTGACCCATTCATGCTCAGGAAACAATCGTTGAGCAAGAAGTAAATTAGGAACGCTTAGCCAGTGACAGGCTCGAGAACAAACAAATTGAAAATAGTTTGGTCGCCTGCCTGCTGGCAAATTCCAATACCAGTCCGAAGAATTTACTTGGTCAGGATAAACGTAATTCTCTCCCGGTAGCAGCTGTATGTGATTGACGCTTGGAATGTAGGTGTATTCAAATTTGCACAGCGCTTGCCATCTGCGAATTGCTGAGAAGGCTAATGAAGCTTCTTGGTATGCTTCCCGAAGATCCTTGGATCGAAGTAGTGAGTTTAACTTCCTGGCAAACTTTTTAGGTTCAATTAAAATCCAGTCTTGGGCTGTGGTCTTAAGAATTGAGGGATCAAAGATATCAATGTGGAGCATTTTTTGTAGTGAGATTTAAATCAAAGGAAATAATTGTTTCATATAAAGCTAATCTAATGCAGCCAGCGCAAAAACGTGAGGTTAAGCCTGTCTGACAAATGTTAAAATAGAGAAAATAAGGAATAAACCAATGACAAGAAGGTTATATCAAAATCAAGGTGGCGGCTTCAGGAATCGCGATCAGATAGCTCAAGAAAGCATTGGTCGAAGGGTTGGACCAGATGAAGCACGTATGCTTAGGAATGAAAGAATGCAAGCGCTGCTTGAACAAGAACTTGGTGTTCAGGGAAGGTTTGAAGTTGTGGTCACTCCTCCAGGCCAGGAGCCTGTTATTGAAGTTTTTAATTCACTTGAAGAAGTTCAAGGTGTTCTGCGAGGTGGGGACTTCCGTGGAATGAAAGTTGAAGTCAAAGAAATTGACGATGCGAGAGCCGCCCTCCCCGCTGATTATCGAGTTCCCGAACATCTTCAAATTCAAAATGAAAAGCTTCCGCCACTTCGCAAGGATGTAAAAGGCAAGCCTCTTCCAGGTCCAGTTGATGATCCAATCCGTGTCACTCCTGCAGCAATGGCATGGGGAGAGGACATTCAAAGAGCACGCGATTTAGAAAGGCGTGAGAAGAAAGGAGTAATTGAGGCGGATCTTTTACATGCGCAGGTGTTTAGAAATCCGCAAGTCGATCCCTCCCAACCAGTCGTTGTCAGAAAGGCTGGGTATAGGAATCCTCTCGATCAAGAGTTTATCGAAAGAGGCTATTAAATAACAGCCAACTCAAGGGCAGCCGTTCTCGCCATGCGAACTCGGGCCTTGTTGGGACCGAACCAAAGCGAGTGCTGCTTCTTGGAAACATCGCCTGACTTAGTGCTTGAAAGCACCTCGGTCACAGCGTTGAACCCTGCGTAAAGCGTTCCTTTCACACCTTGGATATCGGTGCCAAGGCCGTGCTGCAAAGCGTTCTCAACCTGCCTGAAGACGCGAAGGTCTTCAAGTTCTTTAGCTCTTGGCGGGGAGGACTTGTCTTTCCGCACTTCGCCCTTGAGTTCGTTAGCAAAGACAGTCTCAAGGTAATTTCGGAACATCTCGACGTCCATTGGCGTCTCAGCCATTCGCTTCAGTTCGTCAACATGTTCATCAAAGGTTTGACGAGCAACGTTGATTGACTGGATCAGTTTGGTCACATCAGCATTTATACCCGCTTTATGAATAAGCGATTTCATCGCTGAGGCATCCGCTTGTGCGATAGCGAGGGTATTGGAGCAAACCACTCGTACATCTGTGAAGAGTGTCCCAACTCCGGTCTTCCCGTCATGTCCGAGGTAGCCAACCACGTTTCTTTTGACGATATCACCGGGCAGAACCTTGCGGTCAGTACCACGAATGATTCCAGTGAAGGCAACCTTTGCACCGCGCTTGAGCACAACGACGGTGTCAAGGTCGATTTCCTCACGGAGTGATTGAGCCATTTCGAGAAGCCGATTATTTTGAACGACTTCGTATCCCTCGGAAACTGTTCCGAGGATTTCATGGTTGTCAGATCGGACAACGGCGTACTGACCTGATGGTAGATATCCAGCAATTCCGGGTGAGGACCCGTTATCACCTTGAGAATTAATTGTAGCTGGGTAAACAAGTGGTCTCTTTTCTACCTCGAAGTCAGCTTTAGCAATCTTGAATGCTTGGTCAGCAGGCAGGGTTCCTTCAGTTACAACACCCTCGCCATGCCAGGCTTCAGTTGAATTACCGAGCCAGCCGCTAGTGAATTCTGCAGTCATTTGTTTTTTTGGATAATGGAATTCGCCCAAAATTGGGCACGTAGAAAACCATCGCCCCTATGGGGCGACGGCTTGTTGATTAAGTCTCTTGATCGGCCAGTTGCTTCAGCAAGGCACAATCACGCTCGATATCACCAATCAATCCGTAGTCAATTGAAATTCTTCGAACGTCGCGTGCATCTTGAGATTCGACTCGTTTTAAATACTTATCGATTAAATCCCGTCGAAATGCTCTTGCCCGTTTCATTGTATCAATGAAATTCTTGCGCTTAATGTCGGATGCTTGAGAACTCATTGTCCATCTGCGATTGAGGTTTTTAATTGGCGGTCGCACCAGTCACGAATGATTGACAGCATCAGTATTTCTGATACATTTTGGTCTCGACTCGTGCTCTGTATTTGAGCTTTAATCGAGTCGATTTGCGGCCAAATTTCTGATACGTTTGCAGTAGTCATGATTTTTGAATACAATTGTTAGCTGCTTCCATTTCTAAAATACGAGACTTGGCTTCATCGATTAATTCCGAAAGCGAAGAAATGACAATCGGGTCAATGCCTTGACTGGGATTATCATCTCCCTGCTGCCAACAGGAATTACTCAAATGAGTGAGTGTGTACTTGAGCATGTGACCCTCAAGTAGGGCTTCAGAAACTTCAGGTGATTTTTCGGTTAACATAATTTCTCAAGTTTAAAAAATTTAGTCACTAATAAAGTGACACCATTCTCCGGTCAATTCCTCAAGCCAATAAGCAGGAATGCACCAATAGCGAAGAAGTCCGTCGTTGGAAATGTGAGCGTACTCACCTGGCTTTTGATCAACCGATTTAAGCTGTGGCAGTTTGAGGTGTTTAATGTATGCAGGCTTCGCATTTTCATCATCAACCTCGTCGTCAAAGTATGTCCACACTTCAACAACTTTTCCGGTCCAAGTCAAATTCTTGAGTAGGAGCCTTGAGTTATAAACGATAGGGAGGCTGATTTGATGATTGGTAAAACAAGTCCAATCAATTGTCCACCTCAAGCCTTCGAACATGAATTCCTCATGTTTCTTTGATCCCTTACCGGAAACCAAAGGCTTCGGCATTTCGGACTTTGTCAGCTCCTGCTTCGCGTCCTTCGTGAAGTTCCATACATTGGTTGTCATCTAAATCCTCCAGTTCGCTTTGCTTAATCAAAGCATCGGCATCAATGCCCAAGCTTTCGAGAAGGTCTCTCATTTCTTCGATGAAATCATCCATAGTTGAATACCGCTTTCAGTGAACAGGCAGAGGAAACATTCGGATAAGCGTGAACGTATTCGATCTTCGCTCCTTCCTCCTGAGCTCTCTCGTGAATTCTCGATTCTTCGAAGGGGAGGTTACCAACAATGTGCTCGTGCCATTGCACGATTTGAATGTTGTCTGGGTTGGCAATGTTATAAAGAATGCTCCTCAAATGATTTAGGTGCAGTCTCCCTTCGTTCTGGTGCAGCCAATCATTGGCTTCTTCCAAACTAGTGAACTCACGAATGAATTGATTGTGAGTTTCTCGATGCGTGGAGATCAACCTGAAGTTGATAGGAGCATCGATCTCTTCAGTTGCCTTTTCGCGATTGAAAAGATTGAAGAGCTTTTGAAAAATTTTCATTTGAATTATTTGTGTTCTTTTTTGAAAACCAGCGGAGCTATGCTCCGCCGGCTGTTTGGCTTCTGCAGCTTTAAACACGACAGTCCTCTTAGCCCATTGATGGGCAAGGAGTGGGGAGTGGACCCTGATTAAAAGGAGTGATCATTGGACCCTGATTATCGGAGGACGCGTAATTTAAAGTTGTTCTCAAGTTCTTAGTTCTATTTCTAGACAAGGAGCTGAGCACCTGATTATTCAGAACGATTGAACCTGCTCTTGGTCTTACACCTAAGGATGCCAAGTAAACCTATGTAATCATGGCAATTCAGTGTCCAAACTTAAAATCAAGATTTGGGCATTGATCCATGTGCATGAAGTTCCCAAGCTTCGGCGTAATGCTGAAGCTGGTCCAGGTGGAGGAACATTGCTCGTCGTTCGTCTTGAGCTTTGTGAAACTCACTCTGTTCTTGAAATTGGAAATCTCTTCCATGGCAAGTTGCCTCAGCAAGTGCATCACGTGTTTCACGGATAAGCTTGCGTAAACGCTTGTACTCTCTTTGGACGTTTTCAGGGTTGGTGCCATTGAGATTAAATACGGGCAAGGTGGGATCAGGTGTCATAGGATTCAAGCAATTCCGGGTAGAACTTTTTAACTCGTTTGATGACTTCTTCATCTGAATTGTCATCGAAACTTTCTATGATCTCGGCCATTACGAGATTGCACAAGGTTTCAATGGTCATCTCATCAACAACGCATTGAGCGTAGTCTTGAAGCAATTGGCCTCGGTCAATTTCTGCTGCTGTCATCTTCCTCCTCTACACAGGTTTCAATCACTTGGTCAACAATGTCGTTGAATGCTCTCTGCAGTTCGTACACTAGATCAGACTTGTCTTTCTTAAAGCGAGTAACAGTTATCGCTGGGAGCATCAAGGTAGCAGTTGCTGCCCAGAGTCCCAGCTCTTCGTCTTTGCGAATTGTTAGGTCAAGTTTTTTCATAGTTCGAAGCACGAAGTGATTATTTCTTCCGCTGGTTCTGAACAAATAACTTCGTTCAGTTCAAGCATCTCTCTGATGATCGTTTCTTTAAACCTAGAAACGTCACTGTCACGATTGCGCCAGTCGGCAATAGCTTCTTCGACGTTCTCGTATTGTTCGGAGATATACATATGCTCCTCGGAAGCAAACAGATAACCGAGGACACGCTCGGCATTCTTTCGTGTGGTTTCTGAAATTTCCATGGCTAAAACATTTGGTGTGCTTGGATAAGCTCTTCAGCCCGATAGATCATTGCTTTGGCCTCAGGCTCTGGTAGATCATGATCACTCATCATTCGGTCAATGATGGCATCGTCGATACTGTATCTTTGCCCTTCATCAACGCAGGTCATGTATATAATGACTGCGTCTTGAAGTGGTGTTCTTCTTATCATGGTTTAGTTTGTCAAGCATAAATAATAAATCCACATTTCATCGATGATGGATGTCACCGGTTTTCGGAACAAGTGCGAAGCGGAAAGCCCAGCAGCTTGCGCAAGTTCAACACATTCATCAAAGTCTGCTGAAACATCACCAGAGAAAGTTTCTCTGGCTTTCTGGTAAACCTCAATGTCAAAATCAGGGTTGGATTCTGAGTAGTCATGTCCATTGTTATGCGTTATCCGCATAATTTCTCGGGCTTGTTCAATTTCAGGTGTCATAGTAATTATGAATAACTTGGTAAGTTCACGTTGTTCGTCTCGAAGAATGAAATCATTCGAGATGCACGGGTGTCAGCAAGACCTAATGCCTTCCCAGTTTGGTAAAGACTGTCGCTTTGGGTCATCCAGAAATTGGAAGACAAGTATTTGCTGAGTCCGTCACCTTTCAGTGGGTCCGTCACCCATGCCACTGTCGCCCTACGTAAGGCATTAAGCCTTACATTCGTAGTTGCGCCAACCTCTTTGGCTATTAACGTGTGGGCGGCAGTGTGGGTTTGTTCGTCGCGGCTGATGTCCGCTTGAATGGTGCGTAAGCCAGTGTCACCGAGGTATCTGAAAATTGGGAGAAGGACAAAGAATACGGAGCGTTCGAGGATTGAGGCTTTGAGAATGGGGTGGACGTCAAATCCAATCCACGTTTTACAAATTTTGCCAGCTTCTTGCTGAATTTTTTCAGGGACTGGATGAACGTCCGCCGCGTACTGAAGTGCTTGGTCATGGTTTTTCTCATCGTTGATGTTCGATTTAAGTAGTTCAGTGACGCCTCCTGTTTCAGGAAGGTCACCCTTCATCGCGTTGGAAATAAAATCTCCAACAGGGATTTCGAGAATGCGTAGCGCTAGCGCTCTTTGGATAACTTCTTCCCCGCCGGGAAGTAAATCACCAGCGGTCACTTGGACCGGAGTCCAAGGCCGCTTTCGCGCAAGCAACTGTTGGTAGGGTGTTGTCATAATTGCGAGTGTCATTCAGCACAAGATGTACAAACATGCTTGCTGCAGCTGATGTCAGGAACTAAGTCAGAGTCCTCAGAAACATCTCCGAAATCGAAGAGGTCCCTGAAATCTTCATCTAAGGCATTCATGATGTCGTCCTTAGCTTGTGTGTTTTGCATAACTTGCAGGCTGTAGTAGAGACTTGTTTGTGGTCCAGTTAACCAACGTTCAATGAACGCATTGTCGTAAATACACATGTCCGACCAACTATTGAAAGAATAGCCGTGACATAACCCGGTACTTTGTAGTAACCACATGACACCATCCACAACTTTTTCGTAAGTAGTCCAACCAACCTGTTCGGCGGTCTCTACGTCTCCATAGTTGTATTGACTAACACCGAATGTAGAGCTGTCCCTATCCACAACTTGACCGATTGGCGGAGCAATCTCAGGGGCTGTGGTATTACCTTTCCGATCGGTGTAGCGATAAGAACAGGAAGCGGTTGGTGCGATAGCAAAGGCTCTACGCATTTTTGCATCGCGAGCAATCTTGGCAGCTTCGCCGATTGCTTCCGCTAATGCGTTCACAATCTTGAGGGCTTTGTCAAGACCATTGGTGGAAGCATATCCGTCACGATGCGCACGAAGTGCTTTGGCAAATTGTTCATAGGTGACCCCTTCAATGGCAAGTAAGTTTGCCAGTCCAAGCATCCCCAGCCCAACTTGGCGATCTACTTCTGGTGACAAGTATTCACCAGTTTTCTCAACACCGGTTTTGCTGTGAAGGTCGACAAGCTCCTGCATCCCTTGTTTGAATGCTGGAACGATGTCATCAATTTCGCAAGCACCAAGGTTGATGTGCTCCAGCAAGCAGGTGCCCCTACTTTCAAGGAAGACTTCCAAGCAGACGTTGGCGTAAATGCGTCCACCCTTTTCATCGTGACGAATTTTGGCTAACCAAACATCGCCACGTTTGATCCCTTCAAGAACTTCATGCTTGACTTCAGCAGAAGCTTCTTCCCAGCGCCACTCGTTTAAGTTGACGCAGCGCTTGGCCCACGGTAATTCAGCACGTGGTGCCTTGAGGAATTCAAGGATATCTGGATGATCCAAATCAAGGTGAAGTACTACCGCACCGTTTTTGTACACACCACCTCTACGAAGTATTTCGTTAATGGTGCTATAAATTTTGGCAAAGGATACCGGGCCAGAAGCGACCAGTCCTTTACCGTTCTCGTGACCTTTGGCACGAAGCTTTGAAAGGTGAATGGCAACGCCAGCACCATTTCGTAAAGCGTGAGAAACGAAGCGCCAACTGGCTTCGATGCCCTCTGGTCCTTCCATTTCATCTTCGCAAACGAAGACGGTGCACGATACTGGTAATCTACTTTCAGGATTCTTCATCCACTCTTCGACTCGACCAGTTCGAGCGATCTTAGTTTCCATTGTCTTTGTTGTCATTGTTTGATTTGTGTTCATTGTCTCGAAGAATGATGCGGCCCCTTGTTAAATCAAAAGGGGAAAGTTCGACGGTGACTTTGTCACCGACAAGCAAATGGATCTTGCGTGTTACCAGTTTTCCAGATGCACGGCAAAGGCACTTGTGTCCTTCAGGTTGATCAAGTACCACGTTGAAAAACCCGTTACCCGATTCTTTGTGAATGACACCTTTTGCCTCGATAATATCCTTACTATTTGACATTCCTGTTATTCAAAATATAAATGTGATCTTTAAGCTTAACTATTACTTAATGAATTTCGTGGAGTTATTTGTCAGTAGCTGCTGTTGAAGAAGTAGAAGTCACCATCAAATTCGATGATGAACATGTCAAACCTCAAAGCATAATCATATGTAGCTGCCCAATCGACAACGACAAGATCATATGCTTCCCCCAGACCCATCGTCTCAGAATACCAATACTCTGCGAAGTCAGCCTTAGCTTTTTCCTCATTGTATTCTTCAGATACATACATGAATGCATCACATAAGTTGTCTGAAGTAGTAATACCGTAGTCATCAAGCATACCCATGAAGTCAAGGGTTTCCTCATGTGTCCACTTCTCACCGAACATACGGGTGATTTCTATGTACAAGTTCTGCTCGTCTGCCGACAAGTCAGAGTAGTCAACAACTGTTTCAGGTGACATTGTCATTATCATAATTTTCTTTCGTCAGTTAGCACCAAAAGGTGCGTTGGTTCTTAGCCTAGTCCGAGGCTAATCAATTTCTGCTTAGTCTCTGGCTGTCGTTCGAGGGCTTCGTGATAAAAACTTTTTAAATCTTCGATTTGAAGATCGTCTAAAAAATTCATGGCCCAGTCATAGGCATCGTCATCACGCTGGTTATCCCATATACATTCAGCCATGTCATCTCTTGATGGATAATCAAAGTCATCGACTTTTCTTGAGCCATCCTTAAGTGCAAGTCTGATGGAATCTAAAGCGACCTTCTTCTCCTCGGGCGTCCACTTAAGAGAACGTTCAGCGAATTCCTTCATAATGTCCTCCTCGTGATACCTTGAGTAAACAGGTTCGGTTTGTTCAACAGCTTGGTCTAATAAAGCACGTGCTTCTTCTAGAGAAATATCGGGATGTGCTTTAGTGATTTCGTGATCGTTTAACCAGTAGCCCATGGTAATAATTTGGTAGTTTAGGTAAAGAATAGAAGAGTGATTCCATCGACACATATTGTGTCAAGGTCGGAATTACTTCCGTCATGTTGGACAGCTAGAGATCCGTAATAAATAGGATCATAATCACTGGCTAATTCAATTTCATTACTCGTCATCTCTTCAGTGATCTTTTTAAATATCTCCTCAGCGGTGAGTGGAGTGTCTGATTGGAAATTAGCTTTAAATCTAACTATGATTTCACCTGTAACTAAATAGTCGTGGGGTTTTTTAGCAGTTGTAGTTGACATTTGTTCTTTAGCGATTTGGTAGTTGCACCCGAAGGTGCGTTGTATCTCAGGCAGCGATTAGCTCCTTGTACTCGGCATCAACGTTCTTCTTGAATTCCGCGAGCTCCTCTTTGGAAATGCCTTTGGCAAGTTCTTTTTGAACGTAATCTCCGTAGGCATCCATCCAAAGATCATCCAGTTCGTCTGATGCATCAGACTCACCTTCCAGTTCCCTTTTCAAGAGTTCGAGCTGGTGCTCTTTAGCCCACTTGACACGAAGGTCACTGACTGTCCCATCAGCTTGAATGACTCGGCTCTTGTAGAAAACAGCTAGGCCGTAAAAGTCACAGCCTCCTTCTTCGTAACCAAGAATGAAAGTTGCATCAGGATATTTGGCTGAAATTTGGATCATCGCTTCCAGCGGTGGTGACCAAGCAGTGCTGAACCAAAGCTTGATGGTGTCAGCAGGAGTATTGTCAACAATACAAATGTCGTAAATGTCCCATTTGGTCCCCCAGTTCTTGAGACGCCAGTGATACCAACCATCCGGGCGGATAATGGGATCGTTCTTTTCAATGACAGCCCGTTTCTCAGGATCTTTCTCGAACATCAACGCAATCTCAGGCATTGTGTTCGCAACCGGTGTAGTCGCAAAATCCGGTTGAGGCACAAGATCCGGTAAAAATCCGTTGTCGTTACTGTCCGACTTGTCTGAAATGTTGAGCAGCTTCAGGAAGTAAGTCTTCTCTTCCTCGGTAAGCCCGGTAATTTTTAGTGAATTAGAGCAATGATTTGGCATAATTATTTAGTGGCAGTAGGTGGTTCTTTGTACAGCTTGTGATCACGGACGTAATCCATGGCATCGGTCGCTAAATCCTTGAGATAATCTTTCTCATGTTCACAGAACTCTTCAATGTATCGCTCATACGCATCTTCGTATGCACGAGGTGTTATGAACTGACTATCCGTAAATGATGGCGTAGGATCGTATTCATAAACATCCGTTGGTCCCTTATAAGGATCGGAGTTGTCATAGGTAAATTGCTTTGCTGTTAGCAGCTGTGAATACCTAATGCCTTGCGCTTGGCAAGGGAATACGTTTCTCACAACGCAAACTACGTTGTTCCTGTGGAATTCCACAAGATTGAATACGCCGTATCCGCCGCTGCTCAACTCAATAGCAAGTGGGTTGTCGGTCTTCCGTTTGGTGATGGGAACATCTACAGCGAAATGTGCCCCGTCTCTTACAGACCTTGGTCCTGTTTCATCAAAGAAAGCCTGAGCATCTTCTACTGTTGGGAAGTAGAAAACGTCAGTGGTGTCCCAAGAAAGTCCCATGTCATTTGCTCCCGATGATTGAGCTGAAGTCTTCAGTGATTAAGGATACTCCACGTCTTACGGTGCGTCCATCACTATCCTCAGCTTCACGCCAGATGATGGCATCAGTAGCGGTAATTTCCAGTGGCCCACACGGGGTGGTGTAGAACACTCGGTCTTGTGTGAATTGTTTAATCATTTTCTTTAATCGATTGTATTTAAATCAAAGGTCGCCAATCGCTTTTCGCACTTTGGATTTGAATTCGTGGTAGGCGTAAGCCTGCTCGTGGTGGTATACCAGCCAGCCATCCAAGGCCGTTAAGAAGCCTTTGTAAATGTTGTCAGCTGATTTACTAGCGTTTTCTTGTCCTTCGACATCGGCAAGAATGTCCGCAAACATTTCTGAATAGTATTCAACGGTTCCATAAGGATGTGTCATTTTTATTTTTAGGTAATTAGTTTTGGGCGGATGCTCTTGTCTTGGTTGTCTCGTGTACCATCACTTCGTTAGTGATAGCAACGTTTCTCAGCGAACCGAACGCTCTAATTTTGGGCGCGGGGCTCCAGGTAAAGACGATGGTCTTGGTCGAATTTGCAGACAGCATTAGTCATCAGGTGTGGGGTGTATAAGCCGTCTGTTTATCTACTTCTCCCACCGTGGCGCTTAGGTGGGGAGTGCGGATGCATCAGCTGAGTTTCCTTCAGTCTGATTGCTGTGCTGCCACGCAGCACGTTCCTTCCAGAAACCGAATCATGAAACACCGTCTGGTCGCTTGTCAACCTTCAGTCGGAGGGTTCACACTTCGCAGAAGTCGTGGTAGTGGTCCATTAAGTCCTCAAAGATTTCGTCATCACCAATCGAATCCTCAGCGCCACCACAAGAATTCGTGTAATGCCAAGTCCAAGAAGAGGACGTGACCCTTAAAGCACAAGGGTCACCTGAATCAACTTCAGCTTCAAAGTTGCTGATATACGAATCACTGTGCCCCTCGGCTTTCATGTACGCCTTGAACTCTTTGTCAGGGTCAACGATCTCATCTTCAAGAACGATCTTGAAAATTGGTGAAACCCTTGTTAAGTCAAGGTAATCGTAGTCTTCCTCAGGGTCCAACCACTCGGTCTCAATTGCGATATCCGCTTCCTTAAGAGCAGCAATGCAACAATGCTTGAGCGGTCGAGGCATATTCCAAGTCATGGCAAACCGTCTCTGGTGAAGTCATGCTCACCTAGGTAAACCTGTTTCGTGTTGTTGAAAGCAGCTTCGAGGAGACCGTAGTCCATGCCCCAGTTAAAGCCTCGTTCATCTTTGTCTTTTATTAATTCTTCCCCCACTGACAGGTGGAACTGCATCATTTCACGCAGTGCATACATAACGACAAGCTTGTCCACCATTGGGTGGTCAAACTCTTTACGCAGCTCTTTAAGCGCAGTCTTGACGCCCTCCACCAGCTTTTCTTTCGTCTTACCAGCGAACGGCGAGGGACGATCCTTGTAATCGGTGTCCTGTTTCGCCTTTTTCATCAAAGCATTCAACTCTTCGGGTGAAACACTCTCTGGTGCTTCCGTCGATTCGTCAGGCTTGTTTGTTTTTTCGGTGTTCATTTAATTTTTAAATTTAAAAACATGGTGCCCAATAAGGGCACTCATGCTTAAACGGGGTCAGGCTGAAGCAAGCCTTTTATCTCGGCCAACTTTGCTTCAGCAAGGCACGAAGCGATTGTATAAGCAAGCTCTCCGCTGACCATATGGTCATTGCAGAAAATGCTCACACAATCTTCGATCATCCCCACCAGTTCGTCGTGCTGCTCGCGGTTGATATTCATATCAATTAGCAACGCTTGGTCGAGCACGCTTGACGGTGTGAGTGATCACTTCATCAGTGACCTCCGGTTTTACCAGCACTCCAAAGTGCCGCTTAGCTGGACCAGGGGCTGCAGTCCATCTCTTTACTTGGTCTGTCAGTTTGACAGTGAACATTGAGTTTCCTCGGTTGATTTATCTTTGCCGCTTCTGTTTTTCTTCACCCGCACCATTGGCCGCAGCACGGGGTCAGCTACTATCAGCAAAGCTGAATTCGCTTTCAGATCAAGGTTTGTACTTTGGTGTTGCCCATTGTCAAACCTCGCAATCCTCGGTATGAATCTCCGAGTTCATTGAGAAAACCAGCGGAGCTATGCTCCGCCGGCTGTTCTTCTGTTGCAGCTTCAAACACGAC